TTTCTGATCCGCAAAGGGGCGCAGAGCGGCCGGGCGGGAACGATCGGGGCCCACGACCGGCGCGATTTTTTCGGCGCGGCCAAACACTGATGCTTTCGCAGCAACAACGGTGACACGATGGCGGCACTAACCAATTCGCGTAATACCCCGGAGCTGGCCGACGGCGGGCGGATGCAGGTGTATCCGGTCGAGGCCAACACCACGATTTACCTGGGCGCTATCGTGGCGCTCAATGACAACGGCAACGCGGTACCGACCTCGAGCACGGCGGGTCTGAAGACGGTGGGACGCGCCGAAATGATGTACGGGGGCGTACCCGGGCAGGACGCGGTGAACGCGGGAGCGGCGGGAGCGGTATCGATCGTCGCGCGGCGCGGAGTCTTCATGTACGGGGTCAACGACGGGTCGATCGGCGCGGCGCAGATCGGACAGACGGCGTTCGCAGTCGACGACAATTCAGTATCGGCGAGCGATGGCAGCGGGGCAACGGCGGTCGCGGCGCAGTCGACCACGTTTCCGGCGGCGACCTCGGCGCAGATCGCGGCGCTCGGGCATGAGAACGTATCGAAGGTCAAGGTACACAGCACGTCGGGCGGCGGGACTGTCTATACGGAAGGGGCCGATTACGTAGTCGATTATCCGACGGGGTTGATAATGCTGGTGGCGGGCGGAGCGATCGCGGCGGCGGCGACGGTATTCGTCGACTACAACTGGGGCGCGCCGACGCGGAGCGCCGCCGGGCGGATCGTCAATATGGATCCGAGCGGGCAGGTATGGGTTGACTTCTGGCATCACTCCTGACGCGGGCGAATCGGCCTGACTATCAAGCAGAGGGCTGCATCGATCACGGAAGCATCACAATAGGCACACATGGAAATCACTGCGGCAAATTTGACGGCGCTGTTCACCGGCTTCGACGTAATCTTTCAACGCGGCTTCGAGAAACCGCCTTCGTACTATGAGCGAATCGCGACGGTCGTGCGGTCGACCTCGCGACAAACCACCTATCCGTGGCTCGGGCGCACGACCCGGTTCCGCGAGTGGCTGGGCGACCGGGTGGTCCAGGCGCTGGAAACGCACAGCTACACGATCGTGAACAAGGACTTCGAGGACACCGTAAGCATCAACCGCAACGATATCGAGGACGACAACTACGGCGTCTACGAACCGGTCGTCGAGCAGCTCGGTTGGGACGCGAAAGTGCATCCCGACGTGCTGCTGTTCACGATGATCAAGAATGCGGTGGCCACGCCCTCGAGCGTCCTGGCGTATGACGCGCAGCCGTTTTTTTCGGCGGCCCATCCGGTGGGACCACTGGCGGCCGGCGGCGACGCGCGCGACTAGTCGGCGTCGAATATAAACTCGTCGGGAACGGGCCCCTACTGGTTTTTGATCGACGCGTCGCGGGTGGTGCGCCCCTTTATCTTCCAACTCCGGCGCGAATACACGGTCACCAGGATGAACACGCTGACGGACGAGGCGGTATTCAACCGGCGCGAGTTCCGCTTCGGAGTGGACGCGCGCGAACACCGGGGTGGGGTTGTGGCAGCTGGCATATGCGAGCAACACGGATCTGAGTAATCCGGCGAACTACGGCGAGGCCCGCGCGGCGATGCGCACGACCAAGACCGACGCCGGGTTGCCCTTCGGCGCGCTCGCCAGCCGCAAGGACGTCTACCTGCTGGTGCCGCCGGCGCTGGAGGAGGTAGCCAGCCAATTGCTCCATTCCGATTTCATGGTGGGCGCGGGTGCGAGCGCGAGCGTTCCCACCGGCAACATTTGGAAAGGGACCGCCGAACTGATCGTGAGCGAGTACCTGTCCTGATCGCAGGCAGGCCTGCGAACCGACGGGAGAAGAGATGTCATACGCGACGCCCAGCGACATGATAGCCCGATATCCGAATCGCGACCTGGTGCAACTGAGTAATGAGGACCCGACGCAGACGGCGGTGAATCAGGCGCCGCTCGCGCAGGCGCTGAATGATGCGTCGGCGGAGATCGACGGTTACCTGGAAAGCCGCTTCGCGCTGCCGCTGGCCGACTCACCGGCGGTGCTCAACCGGCTGGCGTGCGATATCGCGATGTACCGGCTGCAATCGCTGCGCCCGCTGCACGACCTGGCCGACGCGCGCAAGCGTTATGAGGACGCCGTGGCGCTGCTGGTGCGGGTTGCGCGCGGAGAGGTCACGCTGGGCCTGGCGGCGGACGACCTCGAACCGCCGCAGGCGCAGGGAGCGGTGCTGACGCAGGCGGGCGGCGACCAGTCGGGAGCGCTGCCGCAACGGGTATTCAACCGCGGTTCGCTCAAGGGATTTTAGATGGCAGCCGCCGTACTGGATAGTGCATGGACCGGCACCAGCTTCGCGCCGCCGACACCACTGGATATTGCGACGATCGAGAATGCGATCCTGGCGCAATTGCGATTGGCGATCGGGACGATCGAGATCGCGCATTATCCGGATCGGCCCGAGACCTACCGCATGACTCATCGGATCGGCGCCGCGCTGGTGCGCTACGAGGGCGCCAGGTACGGGCAGCTGATGGACACGGCGGCGGTGGTGCAGGAGCGGAGGTTGCTGTTCGAGATCACGCTGATGATGCGCGACCTGGGCTGGGGCGTGGGCGGGCCGGCCGACGGAACCAGTCCCGGCGCGTACGCCCTGATCGAAGAGGTTCGCGCGGCGCTTACGGGTTTCCGAGTGTCGGGCTGCAGCAAGATGTACCCGCAGCGCGAGAGATTCGTCGGACGGGACAAGCAAGGCGCGGTATGGGTATACGCGATCCGCTTCGGCCTGACGACGGCAGCGGTCGAACCCTCGAGCCCCGACAACTTCCCGCTGTTCGTGAAGGGAGTCGCACAGGAGCGGGGCGGACTGACCGCAGTCAGCGTCGCACCGGCACCCTACACCTTCAATGCGAACGGACAGATCCAACTGCCATGCGGCAACGTTTCGCAGGCGGCAGTGTCGAACCCAGTGAGCGGGGCCGCTTACACGGCGGGCGCCGACTACTCAGTCGACACGGTCAACGGGATTATCACGCTCAACCCAAGCGGCGCGATAGCGGCGGGAGCGACCGTGGACGTCGCATACAGTTACGCGGAAACGGTAACGGCTGCGGCGGGCGGCGGGAACGCCCCCACTGCGCCCACAAACTGAGGGCAGCATAACCATCCTGGCCACAGCAACGGTGGCGGATAGGCACGCGGTGAACTGAAATGGCTATATCCTTCCTGCACGGAGTCGAAGTAGTCGAGACGACTACGGGCCCTGCGCCGATCACAGTAGTCAAATCGTCGGTAATCGGACTGGTGGGAACCGCACCGCTGTGGGCGGTGTCATCGCCGGCGACCGCGCCCGCGATCAATAAGCCGACCCTGGTAAGTTCGGCCGGGGACGCTGCAAATTTCGGACCGCTGGTCCAGGGCTACACAATCCCATACGCGCTAGCGGCGATCCAGGCGCAGGGAGCAGGCCAGGTGGTCGTGGTGAACGTCTTCGATATCAGCCGGCATACTTCGGACATGGTGGAGCCGCTAACGTTCAGTGCGGCGGGTGCGATCAACCTTGGACACATGGGAATCGCAAGTTTGGCGTTGCTGCCGACGGCGGTGACAGCTGTGAGCGGCGAATCACACTCGTTTGCAGGGACACCGGCGACGGTTCAGCTCGCCCATGGCAATATCAATTCCGCGACGGTCGTGCTCACCAGCAATCCAGCGGGAACCACCTATGTGCAAGGCACGGACTACGCGGTCGACGCCCGCAGCGGGCTGATCACGCAGCTAGCCGGCGGCGCGATCACGCCAACGGAGGCGATACTGGTCGGCTACAGTTACTATTCCGGGGCCCCCTACACGGCCGGAACCGACTATTCGGCCGATATGGTCAACGGAGTGGCGGCGCTCGAGGCCGGCGGCGCGATTGCGGCGGGCGCTTCCGTAATCGCTTCGTTCAGTTACGCGGACCCGGGCAAGGTGACGGACGCGGACGTAACCGGGGCGGTAACGGGAGGTAGTTACTCGGGGCTTCAGGCGCTGATGACGACTTACGGAATGATGGGATTCTTCCCCAAGCTGCTGACCGCCCCTGGATACGCCCAGAACCCCGACGTGGCGTCGGCGCTGCTGTCGATGGCGGGGCGGCTGCGCGCGATGGCGCTGATCGATGCGCCGGCGGGCACAATCGCGGCCACCGCGATCGCGAATCGCGGTGTCGCGGGCAACGCCTTCGACACGAGTTCCACCCGGGCGATCCTGTGCTACCCGCAGGAAACATTCTATGACGCCGGCCTGGTGCCGACGGGTGTGACGCTCAACGGGGCCGTGGCCTCGCCGACAACCGCCAACCAGAACGCGGTCGGACCATTCTCGCAGTGGGTGGCGGGCGCAATCGCGGCAAAAGACCTACAGAACGGCTACTGGTGGTCGCCATCGAACACTGAAGTGAACGGAATACTGGGCCCGGACGTGACGCTGTACGCGTCGATTCTGGACGCGGCTTCTGACGTCAACACCTTGAATTCCGACGGGATCGTAACCGTATTCAACGCGTTCGGTACCGGGCTACGGGTGTGGGGCAACCGATCGGCGGCTTATCCGACGGTGACGACGCCGGACAACTTCATCAGCGTGCGCCGGACCATGGACGTGATCGAAGAGTCAGTCGAGCTGTCGATGCTGCAGTTCCTCGACCAGCCGATCAGCAACGCGCTGATCACGGCGATTCTTGCGAGCGTCAACGCGTTCATCCGCACGCTGATCCAGCGGGGAGCGCTGGTAGCCGGAGCTGCCACCTACAATCCAGCGGAAAATCCGCCGAGCGCGGTGGCCGCGGGACAACTGGTCTTCGATATCGACGTCATGCCGCCGCCGCCCGCGGAGAGGATCACGTTCAACGTATTTGTCGACACAACGCTGCTCAGCCAGCTCGGCACCACCAGTTCGCTGAGCGGCACAACGGCCAGCGCATAGGACACGAGCTAATCGCGCCACGGCCGATCCCTCATGCGCGCGGCCGGCGGCAAGCGTAACGCGCGGAGAAAAGCAGGGTAGCACGATGGATATATCGGTAAATCGGATCACCAACGCCAACATCTATATAGACGGCACCGGTCTGCTCGGCCGCGCGGAAGAGATCGAAGTAAGCCAGCCGCGCCATCGA